GCTGTTACGCCACTTCCTTTGATTACTTGTCCGGCTTTAATTAAAGGATAACTACCACTATCTAAAACTACAGTTACAGTGTTTGATGTTGCTCCATTAACTGTAGCTGTTGTAACATCATTAGTTACAGTTAAGTCTGTTAATCTATTTCTAATAAAGTTATTAGTATCTGCTGATGCTGTTCCTTCATCGATGGTTGCAGTTGTCATGGAAGGTACATCTGTTATGATTGAACCCATTCCTGACCAGTTTGCTGTTGCAATACCATCAATATCAAAATCAATTGAAACTTCATTTACAACACATCCTTCTATTTTATAAATAGTTGGATTTGCTTTTCCTGTTCCCATTTCAAAGAACAAGTCAAATGTGTCTAATGCTACTTTGTTTGAGTTAGTAAATGCAATGTTTGCATCGTTTGCGTCAGCTGTTAAAGCTGTTCCAGTTGCGCCTACTGCTCCACTACCTGCTAAAGCATTCCATAAAGGTTCTTCAACCATGTGATGATGCGCTGATGAGTGATTTCCTGTACCTGATCCACCAGACTTAAAAGGTCTGATGTAGGTTTGAAACGACCATTCCGCTGGAGCGTAAGAATCAGTAAACATTTGTCTAGCTCTTCTACTCACACCGGCTGATGTAGCCATCTCGTTCAATGTAACTTCTGTTGCATTGGTTGCTTGAGAAAAACTGAATCCATCCAGTACTGGTATCTTATAGATTGCTCCTGCGCTATCAGTAAGGTGGACTTTGGTATCTCTCGAGTAATAAAATGTATCTGCCATTTTACATTCTCCTATTTTTGCTTTGAAAAGGGGTCAGCTAGACTTTTGTCTGCTTATCCGTTTTCATTAATATTGGATTTCGGTGATAATTTCACCAATACCCAAAGGTTCTAAAACCCCTTCATCGGTATCTATGCTAACTATAGTATGTTGTATAGTATTTATAGTATTCCCCAAAGGGTCTGTATAACTTAAAGGATTATTGTCTTCAATAATTGTTTCAACATCCTCTAATAATTTTTCTAATGCCACTACAGCATCTTCTTCATTTACATAGCAACGAAAAGTTACTGTTAAAAATCTAAATTTTTCTCCGCCACCTAAATATTCTCTGGTTTCGCTACCTGAATTTACATGAATAGCGGGGAATTCTTCAACTTCATCCCAAAATTTTATTCTAGGTTCTACGCTTGCTAAATCAGACTTAAATTTTCCAGTTCCGTTTATTTGTCCTAATAAGTCTACAAAGGCATTTACTATGCTACTGCGTCTTGTTGTATAATCTCTATTTGCCACTATAATCTCCTTGTGTAGAATCTGCCTAAAGCTAGTTCGACTGCTATTTCTCGTAAAGACCTATCAATTACTTGTCTTGGGTCTCTTTCTGTAGATGCCCAAGGTTTTTTACCTTGTCCCGGCTCAAATACTTGGTAAGGATTTTTAGCATATGTATATCCTATACTTGGGTGCCCTTGTTTTGTCTTGGTTACATTTACCGCTCTTGCGCTTTGTGCGAATCTTCCTGTTCTACTTTCTAAGGCGGGAGCTCCCATATTCTCTTCTACTTTTCTAGGTAGTCTTTTATTTATTTCGTTTATGTAAGTTAGTAAACTTCTTTCAGTTCCTGCTTTTTTTCTTGTATGTTGTCTCTTATTTCCTTTTAACTTTTTTACTTGGTCTCTTGTTGTTATAGAAGCTAAGGAAGCAATGCGTGTATTTGTCTTTCTTTTTATTTTTTTCTTAACCTTTGCGCTACTTCTTTCATTAAACTTAGCTTTTGTCTTTGCACTCGTAGATAGATATTTTCCTTTTGCCATTGAGTGCATCAAAGATAATCTTATAGCATCTCTCAATCTTGTTGAGTTTTCATCTTCTGCTAAAGCTACTAAATCTCCTTTTAATTTTTTAAGAGCGTCGCTTTCTCTCTTTGCATCTTTTTGGTTAATAGCTGCTGATTGTAGAGACAGTATTAATACATAGTCTTTTCTAAATTTTCCATTATCTTCGAAAACAAACTCATGATGTATATCAATTTTTAATTCATCATTTACTTCTGCAAAAACATTATATATCTTATCTTTGTCTTTTGAGGTTAAACTCCCCTCTTTTTGTGTTTTTTCTTTTAGTTCTCTAGCTGTTAACCCCGATACCGCAGTACCCTGATCTCCATGTCCTAACTGGAAGCCTTTCATGTCCTCAATGCCTGTAGCTACTCCATGTTTCTTTTGAGTTCCTGCATTTCCACCAACGGCGATCCCTGCTAGTTTTGCATCGGCACCTAATTCTTCATATATTGCGACTAAAGGCGCGCCAAAGTTCGGATTTCTTTTCTTTTTCCATTCCCCAATTCTACTATAGTCCTTAATAATAAATAAATGCCTTTTACCTTTAGTCTTAATTTTACTAAGGAATGTTTTGTCTTTTAGTAAAGCTTTTAATTCTTTTATTCTTTCCTCTGTTAAATCGTCTCGTGCTTTTGGACCAGCAAATGCTTGTAGTAAGCTTACTGCTGCTTTTTCTTTTTTCTTTAATTCTCCTTTTTCTATTCCAAGAAATTTGCCTATTTTGTAAAATTCAGTTAAGTATTCGTCTTGATCAACTACAAATATCTGTCCTTGTTCATATATAGTTTGCTTTCGTAGTCCTTTATCTCCTGCTCTTTTCTTGAAATGTGGGGCGGCAACGTCATTTAAAAACTTTTTTAAGTTTGCACTAGACACTAAATTATAACTCTATACAGATCAAGTACTCTTTTTATGTGATCTGGAAAGTCTGTATTATCTCGCATTCCAGAAGTTCCTTGATTCTGAAGTGATGCTCCTGCAATACTTCTTCGTTCTTTGTGTTCGTCTTTTAGATAGTAAGTAACTAAATCAAAGAGTGCTAATTTGAGATCTTTTGGAGCGGCACTGTAGCCTGCTCTGTATGCTATCTGCACACTTCCCATTCCTTGTGGAAACGCTTTCTTTGTTCCACTCTTTGTTGTTCTTACTATTGCATCTGCCGCAGTGTCTACATAATATTCGTAGTCACTTGTTGCAAGAGTGTCATATGGACCCTCATAACTTGTTCTTTCTTTTAGCGTAGTCACACTTATAAGTGGACTTTCACTGACGATTATAGTACTGGTAAAGTTGTCGTTAACTGAAAAAGTTTCGGTTTTATCACTACTATAATAATCAACAAAAGAAGTACCGCAATACTTCTTGGCAAGGTCGCTAACTTGTGGTACAATAATGTCAAGACGCTGATCATCCTTTTGACTGGCTAACCCTTCTGCGTTCTTGTATTCTTGTACTGTTATTAAATCTGCCATAATTATTAAAAGTGTGGGGCAATTAAGGCTGCCCCACGAATCCTGTCTAAGCTTAAATTAAGAAGCTTTGTACATGTGTCCCCATTTAGAAGTAGCACCATCGATTAGATCGGTGAAGCCAATTCTTTGTGAAGCAACAAGCACTCTGCGTTGAGCAGCAACTTCGTAATCAGATTCCACGGTTACACCACGTAATCTTGGTAATACAAAGTTTCTTGGGTTAACAGCGATAGCTGCGAATGTTCCAACTGCTGGAGTTTTGAACTCGTCACATAGTAGTACTCTTGATCCGAATACTTGTCCGATTTCGCCACTTAGTTTAGTAGCCATGTCGCCCACTAAATTAGCATCTTGGAATTCTGGATCTTCTAGCAATTCGAAGTATGTTCGTTGTGAAACGACATAAACTACGTCTGCTGGGTTAACACCATATTTGCCCATATTTTTTCTCATTGTAAGAAGTTCTGCAGCTGTAACTGTATCAGTAGCAAAAGCAGTAGCTGACTGTGTATAATCACTGTCATTACGTGCTAAATGAAGGAGTCCTTCAAAAGCCGCACCACTTGTTCCGTATACACCATCAGCATCATCACCAGCTAGGATTGCATTTTCAATACCTCTAGCGTGTGATCGTACCATAGACTCTCTAATTAAAGGAAGAATCGGTAAGATAGCATCTTCTTCAGTTTCATTACCTAAGTAAGACTGAGAAATAAGTTTCTTAGTTGAAAGAGTTCTTTCAGTCATTGTGACACCAGTATATGGTGCTCCAACTGCGTCGCCTCTGGTATCTAAGTTACCATAAGGAGCGGTCCCACCAGCAGCAGTACCTGAAGCGAATTCAGCGTAACCAGCATCTGGCAAGATTGGGATAATCATATTCGCAGAAGTCATAGCAATTTCTCTAAATAGAGGAGCTAGTACTAATTCGTTTTCGATATCTCTTTCGATGTTTGTTGAAACAACTTGTTCAAAATCAGCGGAAGAAACTTCAACACCTGAATGTTGATTTACTTTTTCCATCAAAGATTTTGTCATTGGTGTGTCCCATCCGCGTCCTGTTGCAAGACCTGCGAATTTTGCGTCTGCAATATCGCTTTCGAATGATTTTTTCCAATCGCTGTTGTTACCTTGTCTGTCGGCAAAGTGTCTTTTTGACTCACGAATATTCATGATTTCTTCAGACTTCTCTGCTAGTTGAGCTTCTAGTGATTTAACAACTGTCTCTAAATTAGAGTGGTTCTCATTCACACGTTTCTCAACGTCAGACATTAGCCTTTCGGCTCCTGTTAATCCAGCTTGGATTACAGTTTTTTGTTCTTCCTGTTTTGCTTCCTCGGAGGCTTTTTGAACTTCAACGTCAGTAGCAGCTTTTTCAGCAGCTTCGTCAGCTAATTTAAGTTCAGCAGCTTTAAGTTCGGCTTGTTTCATTGCATACTGTGCAACTGCTTTTTCAGCAGCTTCAGTAGCAAACGACTCAAGATTAAACTCTGGGTTGCTTTCAGGAGAATTATTTTCTTTTGACATATTTGTCTCCATTGTGGCTTTCGCCGTACTTGGCTGCTCAATTTCAACAGCATCTGCTGAATCGTCTGAGTTAGCCTTATAAAAAGTTTGCTTATACTTGGTGTAGTCTTCCATACTATCGAATGACTTGCTTAGTCCAAAGGTTGCCCCTTGGTTGCATGGCACAGATACTACAGAAACTTCGAAAAGTTCAGCGTCCTTTATTTTATATCCATCGGTTTCAGTCATATAATCAGCGTCCTTGACTTTGAAACCGACAGAAAAAGCTCCAAGGACACCGTCTTTAATAAGTTGAGTTACATTATCGCCTGCACCCTTCGAAATCTTTGCAGAAATCTCGAGTCCATTCTCAGTAACTTGTAAATCTTTTGCACGACCAATCGGTTTGTCGTAGTTATGATTGAACAAAATAATTGGATTACCTTTATAGTTTTCCAATCCACCTTTTGTCCAAGCATCGGCTTCAATTATATCTCCAGCTCTATCAAGTCCATTAGTACTTGCTGATCCTTTAATTTCGACGCCGCCGTCTTCTGTTTCGCCTAGCGCCTTAAAAGTGCTAGTCCAGTGAAAAATCTTTTCCATTGCTATTTCTCCGCTTTTTTCTTAGCCTTCGGGGCTGGTGCGGGGGCAGGGGTTGGAGCTTTAACAGCTACAACTACTGGATGTCTTTTCTTCATGGCTGATAAAACTCTGCTCCAAGACCCAAATGCTCGTCTAAGCATATAGTCTTTTACTGGTACATCATTACCATGACTTTTGTAGGTTGTCAAATCCATAGTTTCAACTCCTTGCTCTGCAAGAAAGTTGGATAATGCTTTTGCCATCATATCTTTTGTCATATTATTCCTCTTCGCCTGGGGCAGCCTCTTGAGGTCTACCGCCTTCTTCCGGGTTTACTGCTGAGCCTGCTATATTTGCTGGTACTCTAGGTGAATCGAATCCATCTACTGGATCTTTACCTAAAGCTTCTCTTGCTTCGTTCGGGGACATAATCCCTGTATTTACAAGAGTAGCATAATATGCAGCTTGGTCTCTTAGTTCTGGTTGTAAGGCAGGTATTCCTGTTACATCCTCAGATACTGTAAAACCAAAGAATCGCTCTAGCGCATACCCTAATTTTCGTACGATTGGTAAAATTGTTTCTAAATAGTAAAGCCTATGATTAGGTCTTATATTAGCATTATTACCCCCATCTAGTAGAACAGGTGGTATTCCCATTGCTTCTAGTATAATTTTTTCGTTTGACTTGATTCCTTCTTGGAAATCTAAGTCTTTGAAACTTATTTCTGTTAAATTTTTAACCTCTAGTCCGCCGTCTAAAAATAGTGGGCGACGACCTCCAGATTGTGGGTTATATCTTGCAACCCATGCCTGTAACATTCTTTCTTTTATTTTCTCTGAAAGTGTATTTGGAGAAGATAGTACGAGTCCTGGAACTG